ACCCGGTCACCGTCCTTGATGTTCGCCACCCAGTTGACCGCGAAGCCATAGCTGGGCGGGGTGCTAAACTGCTGGAAAGCGTCGGTCTCGGTGTCGCGGCGCGTCTGCGTTGGCAGGGTTTCGACCAGAGCTTGCAGTTCGGCGGCCAGTTTCTTGGCGCGGCCGGTGCCGTCCTGCGGGTTCCAATCGCTGTGCTTGCCAGTCTTGGACTGCAGGAACAGGTTCATCCCCAGTTCCATCGCCTCGTAAGCATCCTTCGGGCTGAATGCGCCCTCGGCAATAGTGCCCCCGAATTCCTCGGCGGCCATCTTCATCAAGGCGGCGTTGGATTTTGGCGGGGTTCCGGCGCGGATCATGTCGGCGATGCGGCGGCCAAGGCGCACGGTGGCCTCGGATTCGTTGGGCTTGTCCTTACCTGTGACGTGAACCACCTCCAGTTTCCCGCTGTCTTGGGCGGCTTGGAATGCAGGATCGGTCGCAGCGGTGGGCGCGTCGGATTCCGGTTGCGCGGGTGTCTCCGCAACCGTTTCGGAAGGGGACGGGGTTTTGTCAACCGGGTCAGGCGCAGAGAACAGATGATCCGGCATTGCATCGGCCAGCCGGTTCTGCATGTCGACCTTCAATCGCTCCCACTTCTGAGTGCCCATCGTACCGGCAGCCTGAAACCCGATCTTGTTCAGGAGAGCGCGGCGTGCGCCATTGATCAGGCCGTTCCAGTGCCGTTCCGCCACGCCCATATCTCGCGTCGAGGCAGGCGCAGCAAACACATCGTCAGGCATTTTCTCGGTGACTGCAGCCTTGATGCGGTCGGACAGGTCGGCCCACGACTTCATGGCGAACTTGTCGCGCGTGGCCGGGTCGCCCTTCGGATTCTGCTGGCGAAGGAATTCCGTGCGATCCTGTTGGGTCATAGCATCCCAGCGCGCGCCAGCCTTGTCAAAGGTGCGGTCGATCGGATGAATGGCAGAATCCGCTGATGGTTTGGTGTCTGGGAGGACATCAGCCTCGTTCTTGATCGGTTCTTGATCGGCTTCTTCTGTGCGCTCCTGCACATCCAGCGCATTCCAGCGCTCATCAATCTTGGACCGCGCGCCTTCCGTCAGGTCGCCCCATGCCTTGCCAGCCGCGCGATCGCCGGTCTTGTTGAGCGTGCCGTCTGCCTTCGTGGTGCCGGGCATCTGCTTCATCAGGTCGCGGCGCTGGTCTGGCGTCATCGCGTCCCAGCGGGATCGGCGCGAAGTAGGATCAGGCCCGCCGCGCTCCGCATCGGTCAGGCCGTCCTTGCCAACGGTATTGATCACGACGTTCGGGCGGGCGAAGTCGCCAGGGTCGGTAGCGGGCGGCTTTGCTTCGGCAAAGTCTCCGATCTTGCGCCGTTTCCGCTCGGCTTGAAGCCAGCCCTCAGAGAGACCCATGTTTGGCGCGGCCATTAAGACTTCGTCGGAAGCGTCTTCCAGCCAAGCACGGGCCAGCGCGCCGGGGTTCCCGGCCTCTGCATTGCTGAACGGAAGATTATCGACCGTCGCCTTGAACGGCTTCACTACCGTTGCCTCAGATGTCACGCTTTCCACCGGCGGTGCTATATCTTTCAATGGCTTATCAGGCGTCGAGGTCACGCCTTTTTCAGGCTTGGTCACGTCAGTTATATTTTGAGTTATATTCTGATCCGGTTTTGCAGACCGTTTTGCAAATTCCTCGGCGCTGATCACGTCGCCGGTATCGCTGTTCTCATAGAACGTCTTGCCGGTTTCCTCGCCGTTCTTCACGCCTGCGATTGAAGTCCATTGTTCCGGGTCGAAGTCACCAACCTGTCCCCCATCCGTAGGAGCGGCTTCTGCCTCAATGCCCGTGCCCCCAGCAGGCGCTTGCGGTTTCGGCGTCAGAACCTCGGATGAGGGCGCAGGTTGGCTCGCTTCCTGTGTTTCCACAGTTGGCGAGGGCGGGGCCGCCGGGGGTGTTGGCGGCAACATGGTGGTGAGGATATCGTCGGTGGGCGCGCGTGGCGTCTCGGGCGGGATGGCGGCAATGTCGTCCTTGACCTGGCGCACTCCGTCCGTCCGTGGGGTCTGCACGATAGGTTTGTCCAGCACCAGTGGCGGCACGCCAAGGTTCGGCGGTGTTGGGCTGCGAGGATCGGCGGGGGTATCAGGGGGGGTATCCCGTGTTGTGACGCTGACTGGCGCCTTACTCAAAGCAGCGGCCCCGATTTCAGCGGGTGCTGTCATAAATTCAGCCAGAGCCTCGATTAGAACCTCTTGGCCGTTCCATTCTTGGCCTGCGGCTGCGCGCGCTGCAGCTTCACCGCCGCCGCCAGTCACGGCCTGAACGACAGAATCAAGGATTGCATCACCAACAGGCGAGTCGAACAACTTGCGTGCGGCCGCGCCTTGGCCTGCCATTTCGAACAGAGCAATTGTCACGCCGCGCGTCATTCCCCGCTTACCGGCCTCACGCCATAAATTAGGGTCATTCAGGGCGTTGATAGCGTCGGCCCTCGTGACGATCTTGACGCCATTCTCCTGAAAGAATTCATCGACAGATGCGCCAAACTCTTGCGCCAAAGCGCCTGTTCCCATCACTGCCGCTGATATGGCCGGGCTCCGTGTGAGCAATCCGGCCCCGGCGCTGGCTGCAATCATTGGTGCCGATTCTACGCCGACCTCTCCAAGGAACGATAGTGCGCCCATTGGATCAGAAACCATGGCCGAAAGCGTTCCGCCCATCGTCTCGTCGCCAGCCATGCCCTTGCGGAACCGTTCGGCAGCGGGTGACATCGGCAGTTCGGCAGCGCGATCCAGAAGGCTTTGACCAACCTCACGGTTTTGAAGGTGCCGCTCCCGGTAGCGGTCGGGTTCTGCGCGGGCATCATCGGCGCGGCGGGTGCGTTCTGCATAAATCTGACTGAATAGATTGGCGCGGTCAGCCGGAAATCCCATCGTAGCAAAGGCGGCAGCGGCAGCGGCAGGGGATGACAAGTCAACGCGGGCATGAATCAGCGCGTCATCCAAGCCTGATACCTGTCTGAATGTGTCAAACAACAACTGCGTCGGAGTGCGCTTTGAATCCTGCAGGGCGGTGGCGTCTGATGTTGCCATGGCCAAAGGCAACGAGGAACCGGCGCGCAGGCCACCACGTTGACCGGCGCGTATCACCGCTATTCCATCTGGGTTCGATGCCACAGCCAAATCATTGACAGGCGATTGACCTGGAACCGGCGCAGTCTGCCCCTGCATCATTTCCAAAATCTTCTGCATTTCCGGTGTCATCGGAATTGCGGTGTTCTGCTCGATGTTGGCAGAGCGATCTGGAGCGGTCAGGGGTGCGGGGACAGGCTGGGACACACCCGGCACTGTCCCACTTGTCCCATTTGTCCCACTTTGCGGCGGGATGAGAGGCTGCTGTGTCGGTGCCAGATCAGGCAGCGGCCCCGTCAGGCCATTGAGATAAGCGGATCGCCCAAAGCCCGTCGCGGCCTTGGCGTCGTCGGCTGTGTCGATCGTGAGTGGTGGCTTGGGTGGTGGTGGCGTAAACCCGACCTCGGGAGCGCCCGGCGCCATCATCTGCAACAGATCAGCCATACCAGGAGCGGGGCTTGCACCCGGCATCGAGGGTGCAGCGTCTTGGATAGGCGCGGTCAAAGATGGACCGGCCCCCGGCGCAGAGACGGGACCGAGACTTGGAACGGCAGGGCTCGGCAGGCCGGGAGCGGTGCGCGGTGCTGCCAGTGCAGGAAGTTGACCCACGGGCGCTGCGGCCACAGCCTCGGCGTCAGGAAATCCCGGTGACTTGTCAAACGGCGTGTGGCCCACCTTCTTGTAAAAGGCAGTCTTATCCATGTCGGCGTAGAACGTGCCGTGGATCTTGTCGGCAAGCTGTTCGTCGTTCAAATCGCCATAGGTCGGGAATTTCTCCCGTACCTGCTTGATGGTCAGTTCGGTCATTTAACGAATGCCTAGCGGGTCGTTTTCAGGGAGGGCTGGGGTTGCGGTCTGGTTTGGCTTGGCCAATGGAACGGTCGGAACCTCGGCACCGGGAATGCCGGGCACGCTCCTTGCCCCTGTGACGCGATCATAAGCGAGACGTGACGCCAGATTGCGCTGCGAGGCGGGCAGGCGCTTGTTCTGCGCCATTGCCCAAAGTTGGTCGTTGGTCAGATCGCCAAGGCTCGTTGGTGCTGTCGGTGCGGCCCCGGCCGGGCTTGCGCCAGATGTGCGTGTGCTGGAGCCACGGCGAGGCGAGACGCCCGGCAATGGAACTTTCGGCTTAAGCGCGTCGGTCATCATGGTTTGCGCCAAGTTCTTGAGATGCGGCGGCAAGTTCGGGTCCGACAGCATCTCGGAATACTTCCGCGCCTCGGCATTGTTACCCAGAAGCGATGCGGTCAGTTCATCACCACCAGATTCCGCCGACATATTGCGCAGGTTGCTTGTCCGCGTGCCGATTGCGCCACCCAGCATAGGAGCCAAGAAGGCCAAAAGAGGGGAGCCTGAGTTCTGCGCACCAGCCATGCCGGATTGAAGAAGTTGCATCACCATGTCGTATTGCTGCTGGCTGCCACGTTCCGGCAGAATTCCGGTCCCGCCGCGCTGAAACATGCCCCTGAAACCGCCTGGGGCGGCGGGTTGGCCGGGCATTGGTCGAGGCTGGGGACGTGGCGAGGTCACCGGTGCGCCAGCCGCTTGGGGCAAGCCGCCACCTGAAAACAATCCTGTTTTGGCCATTAGTTTACCCTCTGATACGCGCGGCGCTCGGCCTCCAGCATGTTGATCCGGTCGAGTGCGTTCTGCAAAGCTCCAGCCATGACGCCGAGATAATCAATCACGCTGATATTCTCGCTGGTGCCCAAGCCGGTCAGGGCGTGGAAGTGTTCTGCCATAGGTCCGACATGCTGGGCCCTATCGCCATCGGGCCCTTCGCCGTCCTTGTATTGCCAGACTGCCATTGGAAGCCGTGACACGATATCAGCCAAGCCTGCGGTGTTGGCCGATCCCCGCACGTCCTTCGACTCGATGGTCGACTTAATGAGGGCGGCGCCAAGCGAGCCAATGGCGCCCGCCGTGGCCTGCGATTGCTGCTGCTGCTGATTGTATTGTGACAGTTGCGCGTCGTACTGCTGGCCGACAAGCCCGGAATAGTTGACGCCTGCGGTGCTGCCGGATGGCGTGTTGTTGGGCGGATTGTACCCACCACCCATGAGACCAACCAATTCCTGCAGGCTTTGCGAACGCTGGGAACTGTCGAGACCGAACTGGCGGGATTGCTCCTGACCAGCGGCAATGTCTGCATCCTGTGCAAGTCGTGAAATCGTGTCCTGCGTGCGGGTTTGCTGTTCTCCGTAGGTCTCGTTGAACGCCTCTCCGCCAATTGGAATACCGCGGCCTTGCAGGTTGGTGAGCAAACGTGAGTTAGCCTTGTCAATCCCTGGCGCCATGAGCGAGAATGTTCGGTCAAAGATGGTCTGTGCAATATCGCCTCGATCGCCAACACGGGCCGGGCCGGGCAGGTTGTCGACATTATCCGTGATAAGTTGGCCGGTAAGATTCGTTGCAGCTGGTTCCAATTGACCACGTATATTTTCCTCGAACGGGCTTTCGATATAGGACTGTGCGCTTTGGAATCCCTCGGGGGCAACTCCCTGCTGGAACACGCCTTCCGCGTCGGTATAGCCCTGACGCACGCCAGATCCGCTTGGCGAATAAACATCGGGCCGGTTGAACTGCGCTTCCGCCGATGCAGTTTCGTATGGATCTGGGACCGCTGGTGCGCTCGAACCTTTACCCATGATCAATCCATTCGCAGTTGTTTCGGAACATCTTCAGAATTATCAGGTCCGACCCATCTGGAGCGGCGTATCGCACGAACGCCTCCGGCTCAAAACCCAACTTGGTGGCCAGATTGAGCGAGGCAAGGTTTGATGCCGGGACTGAAACAGAGATTGCCTTGCAGCCCAGCGTCACGAACGGATAGGTGAAGATCGCGCGAAGAACGTCGTCAGTCGCCCAAAGCGCGCGTGGTTCAGCCGCTATGCAGGACTCGACATGCACGCCGTTATAGTTCTCATAGGTGACGGCTGCGACCAGCCTCTCACCTTTTATGACACCGATGCACCTGGCGTTTTGGTTGATCCGATATCCGGGGATTTTCTCAGCAATCCAGCGTGATATCGCAGCATCGGCCCTGTAGAGCAGGCCGTCGAGAATTACCGGGCCTTCACCTGCAGGTTCACGATTTCCGCCCATTTTGCCGTGACCTCAATTCTGATCTGGAACACGCTGCCGACCGCATCGCAGCCGATCACGTCGTTCAGGGAAACACTATCTCCGGGATTGTCTGGTTCGATTGTAACAGTCTGGGACGCCTCGGCAATATCTGAGGCGGTCGTATCGTGATCGCTCAGAACCGTGACCGTGACCGAGAGTGCGCCCGATGCGATGATTGTGGGCGTCAGGCTCTTGATTGAGGTCTTTCCCGGCAGTCGGAACCAGCCAGATACCCACTCCGCAGTGATTATCTCGGTGCTGGTTGGTGACTGCAGCATCCGCATGTCGCGGCCATCCGTGCCGGTAAACCGCGTTTCCGATCCCATATTGTGCCATAGGCGGGCGGGATAATCCGCAGTATTCCACGCTCCGCTGTCCACTTGATAGATCCACTGTTCGGGATTGCCTACGGTCGGTTGCCGATTGATGATAACCTGCGAGCCATTCGATGCGACGTGCATCTGCCACTCAGCTCCACCAGCCTCGATCCGTTTGAGGATCTGATCTGAAATGGGCCGTGAAATCTCGGAGATAAGACCGAGAACGCCCTGCCTGACCGCTGCGGACACCGATACCAGGCCGGAACTTGACACCATCCACATATCAGAACCAACACGCGCGAACGCCCTCGGTGAAACGGGTGGTGCTGCTTTTACGCGCGCAACAAGGTTCCAGTCTTGCGCATCGCCCGGATCAAGACCGCCGTAGAGAACCATCTCGCCTGTGGTTGTGACAATGCAGACAACATCATTGGTGTTGAAACCCGCGTCGATCGTCAGTGTCAGCATGGACGAGAGCGAGCCAGTGATATTACCGAGGCGTGACAAAGGGAACCGCGTGAGTGCGCCAGTCACAGCCCCGACTTCGCCGTAATAAAACTCCAGCGGGCCGGTCGTATTCCAGAAATATAGCCGGTCATGGTGGGCGATCACCCCGTCGAAGTCGTTGATTGCAACGCCGGTTGAGACCGTCAGGCTCATCTGGGAAAAGGTTGATCCATTGAACAGGACCGGCACATCATAGCCGGAAGCGATGACCATCTGGCTGCTGATATAGCTGATGGCAACGCGCCCGGTGGTAAATTGCGGGATCGTATCAATGACAGTGCCGTCCTCATTCCATGCCGTCAGCGTCGAGGTCGTGATACCTACCGTGATCTGTTCGCCCGCAAACTCAAACGGTACGCGCTGCAGAGTTTCAGATGCTACAGTGAGTTCTTCGGCCTGGTGGCGCATCGACAGGGATATGCCGTTCGTCTGAAAGTTCAGGAGTTTAGCCGCGAATGCCGGTGATAGTTCGGCGTTCTCCGCCTCGATAAACAGGCCCTTGGTTGGAAGGGGAACCGGCACGTTGCGGGCGAACATGCCCCCGCTTCTGCGTTGTGATTTTCGCTGTTTGCGATACTTCATGCCCATCAGGACACCAGCCAGCGGCCACCACCGAGCGGAACAACCTCGTCACCGGGGCGATCATCGCCGACGCGGAAACTGCGAGCCCCGCCTGCGTCCTCGACCAGTTTATTTTCCATCTCGGACTCATACTCGGCTGCGATTTCTGCATATGGTTCACCGAGCGCGCGTTGCAGACGCCACGACATGCCAAGCGAGAGAATGAAATCATCATCGAAGGCGCAGAGATCGTCGTCGGCGGTGAATTCAGCCCGGCGCACTTGCGGAAGGGGCGCGACAGCAGACAGAGGATTGAGCCTGCGCAGGATTTCCTCGGGACTATCCGGCCAGGATGATGCATCCCATCCTTCATCGCCAGTATCCCAGATGCCGTCCGTATCCTCATAGTCGACAATGACGCTTGGGTCGGTGATATTCAGCCAGCCGTCGCGCGCCACCACGGGCGCGTTGGTCATCAACGGATAGCTGGTCAGGTCGTAATCACCGCTCTGGATGGCGGAAACCACCGGGTAGCGGCTGATATACTCGATTGCCACAAGTTCGGCAGAAGTCGGCGTTGGCTCAATGAACAGGGCACCATTGCGAATTCTCCAGCCCATCGGGGCCGCAACCGCCTGACCGCCGAAAACCCAGCGCGCCCATGATTGCGGGGTAGCAGGACCGACAAGGCCAAGAACCCAGCCATTGCGCTGTTCGGTGTTCGGGATAATGCGCAGGAAGTCGGGCGGCATTGGATAAGCGAAGCGGTTCGGCAGTAGTGAGAATACCCATGTTGAGTGAAACTCGCTGAGACCTTCCCACCGGCTGCCCCGCATGTATTCGCGCAGCGTATCTTTTGCCGCGTGGCGCAGAATCTTGGCAATCCGGTCGTTGGTGCCAAACAGCGTTGTAGGAGCGGGGGCAATCGTGTCCCGCTCCGCTGCTTCTTGAGCTATGGCGAGGATTGTCCTTGCCATGCTGGGTTACGCCAGCGGGTTTTCGTCGGCGTTCAGGTCGTCGTTGCCGGTTGCCATGTCGCCGCCACCGAAAACGCCATCGTTGGGGTCCAGTTTGTGCGAGAGGCCGTCATCGACCGCCATTGGCTGCGGGCCTTCTGCTGACACAGCACCAGCCTTTGTGCTCGTTCCGGCATCCACACGCGATTGCAGGAACAGATTGTTCTGCGTCAGCGCGGCAATCTTGCGTTCCATCTCGTCGTTCTGCGCCTTGAACCGGGCTTCCATGTCTGCGAGGTCGATGACTTCCTTGCCACCATCGCGGCGATCGAGCCATTTCACGGCCAGCGCGCGCGCATGAGATACCTCCATGCCAAGTTGGGTCGCCTGATCCTCGCTGATATGCACCATGTCCTCGACCGAGCGCAGGCCGTTGAGGGTCAGCAGTGCGATCTGTGATTGGCTGATTCCGGGCAGTTCGTGCAGAGGTGTGCCGGATGTCGGAACATCCTCATATTCTTTGAACATGGCAAACTCGTGAGGGAACTCTGCCCGTGCCTGTTCTTCGCTGATTTCAGAGTGGGCGATGGTGTATTTGTCGCCGATCGGCTGCTTGGCCACGCACAGGCGGGTTTCCAACTTGCCGTTCATCTCGGGGTCAACTGTCTGCAGTTTGACGCGCGCATAGAAGAACTTGACGTACAGGCCGCCCTTGCCGTGGACAGATCCAAGGTGCGTACTTAGGTCGCGGTCTGAAAGGTTTCTGGAGATGTTGGGATTCATTGGGGGTCAACTTTCGTCAGGTAGATATGGGGGAACCGGGGCCATGACAGCCCCGGTCAGTTATGCATGGCCTTTGGGATTAGGTCTGGAGAACGCCGTTCAGCATCCGGTTGTCGATGTAGAAGTTGCCCATCCCGGCGATAATCACAGTGTCCGAGTCCTCGGTCAGCGGACGGCGCGGCCCACCCAGGACCACGTTGTTCCGCTTGCGGTGCATTTTCAGACCGAGCGTGCTGCAGTTCAAGAACTTCATCCCGACTGGAGCGTACCCACCCTGACCACCATCGGCGACAACAGGAACCGCTTCGAACATCAGATTCGTGAAGCCAGCGTTTGCCAGTTTCGCGTCCATGAAGCGCTGTTGCGCCTGCAAGGATTGGCTGAACACCGAATAGTAGGTGTTGTCGCTCAAAATCAGGTTGGTCTTGTCGGTGCCTCGGCAGACCTCAAGGTAGAGGTTCAGCATGTTGGCGTAGATATTGGAGGTTGTCGGCGCGCCACCGGAGGAACGCTTGTTGTCCCACCAGGTATAGGTTGTGGAGTTGATGCCCCCGACCGTCGCACCAGCTGCGGCGGCAACCTGTAGCGCCAGGCCACCGAACTCTTTGCCCGATGATCCGGTTCCGTCGCCGTGGGCGGATTGGTGCATCTGGTTTTCGATGGTCTTTTCCGCGTGCAGGGTACGAGTGGACATCATGTCGATGACCTGTTCCTGACCGTCGTTCTGGAGCATTTCCAGACCGGAGATCGAAACACCGCAAGCGTATTGCTTCCAAGGAAACTCAGCGGACGACAGGACTTCCTGACCAGCGACATTCAAGGTCTCACGGCCCTGATACCATTGGAAGTTGGCATTCTCGGTCCCGATCATCAGCGGTGCGGTGATAACGCGGCCACCGCCAATGGTGCTGATGCGCTTCCGGCGCCGCAACTCGTGATAGAGGATGTTGTTGCGCGAAACGGTATCGCCGATGTTCTTCAGACGGTGCGACAGGGTTGCCGTCGCAATTTCGCCCCAGTTTGGATTCGCCGCCATGACTTGATCTCCTTTGGCGTTTCCCGATTAGCCAGATTGCGCGGCGATGGCGTGTCGAACGACATCTTTGATATCCGCGTCCGCTGACAATGCGGGTTGACGGGTGCCACCAGGGCCAGAACCGTCGATTGATTTACTTGCAAGCCGGGCCTTTGTGGCGGCGGCGGTCTTCTTCTGAATCTCAGTTTGCACAGGATCAGTGGTTTGTGCGGCGGGATTCGGACTGAAGGTCGTTTGCACCCTGCCCAGCGCGTCGTTGTAGAAGCGATCGAGGTCCGCGACAGTGACGGGCGTTTGGGTTGTGGCAAGGTGATCGCGCGACATCTGGGTGATGTGCGGCTGTAGAATATCGAAGTAAGGCCGCAGGGGTTTGCCCTCTGCATCCACGGCGCTGATAAAGGTCGCCAGGTCGTGCTGTGTTTGGCGCTGCGCCTGAATTTGCGGAGTATCGGGGCCAAACTCGGTATTCGCCTGCTGTCCCGCCTCCAGTTCCTTGATGCGGGCTTTTGCGGCGATCAACTCAGGATCTCCGAACGGATCATCATCGTCATCGTCGTCTACCACGGCGGCCGTCAACTTCATTCCAAGCAGGCCAGCCGCTTTTTCGAGGACAGCCTTGGGATCATTCCCCACCTGTGTTGCCACCCATGCCAGATACTCGTCGGGCTTGGTTTGGGCGAAGGTGTTCAACTCGATCAG